TTTCATCTGAAAGCCTTTTTTGTTCATCAAGAATTTGCTCTAATAATATTTTATTTGTAGGGGGCATAATTAAAAGTTTTTTATTATTAAGTAAAAGAATACAGGAATTGAACTGTAAAGCCAATCTAAAAACTCCATATTACCTTTACCTAATGCTTTATCATAAACTAACTCTTTTAACGCATAAATGATAATAGCTATTAAACCACCAATATTTCCGAACAGTAATACCATAGGAAAGCCTGTAAGCACACCCACAATGAAGTGTGCTTTATGGTCTTCTCTTAAATTACTAATAAAGTTAGCTAATTTTTTCATTAAAATTTATTATTTAAGTAGCTTACACCTACAAAAGAATGTATTCCCTCTGTATCTATATCTACGCTATAAGACTTCCAACCGTATGGATGCTCTTTTGATATCAACTCACCTTCTTCATTGAACTCATCTTCCAAGAACCAAGCCATATCTACACACCAACCCTCAGACAAAACTGCTTCTGAAATTACTTCTCCATCTTCGTCAAGTTCTTCTTTTTGAAGTGTAATATGCCCTAACTCAACTTTTGCAAATTTAAACTTTGGTACTTTATTGCCTTCTTTATCAGAAGTATGCAATTTATCGTATTTGTCTAAAAATTGCTCTCTGCTATTAAATTCGTATTTTCCTACTATCATAATTATTCTGTTGTTAAGCACCCTAATTCTTCGTCTGTTAGTATTGGGAATATTGCTAATGATTTTATGTCTCCTTCAAAAATTTGACCTCCATTTCCCCGATTAAAAGCAAAATAATTTAGAGTATTTAAAGTAAATGTACTTCCGATTGTACTAGTTGCAACCTCGATGCCATTAACCCACAAAGAAAAATCATTTTGCTTATACTTTATAGCGCATTTTTTAAAAGTAGGCTCAACATTTCCAAGGTTAAATGTTAAAAATACTTGGCTAACACCTCCTAATCTAACGTTTGCAAAAATTTTATAATCAGTAACATCCTTTGAAAAACCTAATTTTACAGAATTGCTATGAGTTCCGTCACTTATACTTAATGTTCTTTGTATATTTACGTTAGCTAAGGCACTCATTTCTGCATAGAGAACTCCTTGTGTTGAGTCTATCAAATCGCCTAATCCGCTTCTACTTGCAGTTTCTTCTAAACGAGTCTGAACGCTTCCGTTTGTAGGTATGTATGAAGTAATATTTCCTTCTTCTGACTGCCCTTGTGTTACTGTACCGCTTACAGTACTCGTTAGTGTTCCTGATGTCGTTGTAAAAGTAATACGAACCCTATCATTAACACCTGTACCAGTTAAGCTACCCGAGTAAGTGCCTGTAAACGTTATTGTTCCTGTACCATAAAACGATACAGTATAACTACTTGCTAAAGTTGTGATGTTTTGTGTGACTATTAAAGCAGAATTTAAATATAAATTTGTACTCTGTGGCTCTATTAACCAACTTCCTACACCATCTTTATAGTTTATTCTTGGAATGTTTGTAACGTCTATAATTTCTTTAACTGAAATGTTGTCTATACTTGAATTAAATGGTGTACCACCAGTTCTTCTGCCTATCGAAATAGTAGAATTTCCCGTTGCTGTAAAATTAAAAGTATATGTTCCGCTTGTAGTTGCAAAACCTATATTTTCATTATTTGCTCCATCTTGAAACTTTAACCCTAAACCACTATTTATAACTACGTCAACTTTTACTTGGTATTGTTTTCCACTTGTAAAAACCCCATTTTGTGATACACTTGTAAAACCACTACCATCGCCAATTATATTAGCTTTACCATCTGATATTGTTGCACCACCACCTTTTGCCCAACTACTATCAGTTGCAAAATCTCCGTTAACCACCGCTTCACTTCCTAAAGTATCTACATTTTCTATTAAGCCTTGTGCATTGGTTCGTGTAGCACCACTTCCTCTTGTAAAGTTTAGGTCTGAGTCTATAACTTCTTTAACTGATACGTTTGTAATTGAACCTACAAAACCTCCATTTGATTGATTTTCTTGAAAAAATAAATTGCCTTGACCAATACAAATATTTGAAACTTCATAAAAACCTTCTCCTGAAAACTGCCCTTGCCTTGTAGAACCTCCAATATTTACATCTAAATTTCCAGAAGTATAGTCTGTTATTTCAAATTTTACTAAATAAGTTTTCCCAACTATAATAATGCCATTTTGTCTAAGTGAAGCATTATTATTTCCTGAAAAATTAGCTTTCCCTCCTGAAATAGTTATTCCCACTTCTTTAACCCAATCACTATCCGTTGCAAAATCTCCATTAACTACCTTCTCCGCACTTAAACTTTGAATAGGCTTTGCAGAATGAATCTTACCATCGCTATAAGCGGTGGGCGTAATTAAAATACTTGCTTTCTCTAATAAGTTTGCCATTATGATTTGCAGTTTTCTAAGTTGGTTAGTATAGATGTTGTTCCTACAACGTTTTCATAATAGGTTGCTCTTGATTTTAGAGAAGATAAAATAGATGGTATAGAACTAACCAAATCAGCATAAGACTTTCCCCAACTTATACTGTTACTTGTTACACCTACTCCAAATGAAGATGTTTCATATATTTTACCCCAATTAATATTGTTTGCCATTCTCTTTGTCTTTTTTACTTACTCTTTTGTAAAATGCTGCTAACCTTACTATGTTAACTTCTTTTGTCTTATATGTCTTTTTTTTCTTACTCTCCATTATAACACCCAACCTGTAAAGCTATCTGCATCCTTATCTGGGTACATATCTCCATTATTATTATCAGAATACTCAGGAAACTTATTGCTATTGTTGCATATATAGTCCAAGAATCTTCTTGTGTAAAACTCAGCTCTATCATTTATCTTACTCATCATTCTGTCAACATCACTAAAGTTAACTGTATCAGATTCTTCTCCTCTATGCTTCGCTACACCTCCATTATCTATTTTAAACATAGCAAATGGCAAGTACTCTGCTTGAGTGAACCAAGTTAGCATAGGTTTAATATAAGAGTCTCTAAGAGCCTTATAATCGCTATTAGCAGCAAGGTCTATATCTCCTGAAATGATTAAAGCCTGTAGTTTGTCATAAAGACTACCACCTAAGTAGTTTTGTATGTGAATGTCTTGAGCTACTTCAATATAATGAATTAACTTGTCTGCATCCGTGCCTCCACTTATGATTGACTTTGCTTTTAGGTCTTGTACTGTTATAAATAATGCTTTCATTATTGCCCTATGATTTTTTTGATTCTACTTAATACACTTGGGTATGCGCCTCTATCTGGTCTGTCTACCATTCTTTCAGTAATCTCTGATGGATTTTGTGGTTTATCAAGACCTTTGCCATAAGCAGTATCTTCATTAACCTTCTTTCCGCTTGACTTCTTATACACTTGTAATTCCCAATAATGATGACAGTTTTTACCTCCCTTAAATTTTAACAGCGAATAGTTGTTTCTATTGTGACCTAGCTCCTTATTAACTCCTCTAAAAGACATCATATTAATATCTTCCTTTCTAAATACAATCTTTCTACCTGTCAAGTTCTCCATCTTCTTACAAAACGTTCTACTTCCTTCAGACTTTCTTTCAGGTGAATAAGCGTATCTTATTTTGTAAACAGCATTGTCTTCTGATGATGATTTATCCGAATACTTGATTTCAGCCATTTTAACGGACTCATTCTCTTCTTGATATACTTCACTATGGATTAAGTCCCATTCATCGCTTAAAACCTCTCCTAAGCCTTCTAATTGGTCATATAGGTTATCACCATCTTCATCCGAAAAGTCTTCCGCTTCTTTTTCCGAAGAAAGTTTCTCTCCTGTCTCTTCTTCTTTTCTTACTTTAGTAGATATATTTTCTAATTCTGTAAATTCAATAGGTTGTAATGTAACAAAGTATAAATCCTGGAATATCTTATTAAATTCAAGTAACTCTGTTAATCCGTATATTATACCATCTTGTAATGGTCTTATAATAACATTATCCATTAAAACAGATGCTGTTCTTAGTTCTTCTGCATTGTTTCCAAATCCTGTATTATCTTTAATACCTAATAGAATTGGTGATACAATACCGTGACCTAACATAATCTTTTCTCTTGCTTCATCAGAAAGGAATTGATATTGTGCGTGAGCATCAGGTAAATGTATAGCTTCTATGTCAGCCTTTGTTTCAGCAGATTCATTAAATGCTATAATTGCTTTACCGCTTTGTGAACTACCTGAGAACTTATCGTTTATCTTATTTTCAATAGCGTTCTGAGTTTCCTCGTTAGGCACTCCATTATTAAAGTTTACAAATAAACTTGGTTGTAGACCATTCTGTATGTTTGAGATATGGTAATTTGATACCTCTGACTCTAATTCAGCATATTGTAAACAGGCTTGATAATCAACAGTAGCATAGTAATAAAACCCACTTCTATAAGGCTTAAATACGTAAATCTCATTAACTTGTGACTTAGCACCATTACCAAATGTAGGTATTCTTTTAGGTTTGTCAGATGTCTTACATTCCTTCCAACTTGGGTGATAGTAGTATGCCTTTACCTTGCCATTAGTAGCTTTTTCTGCCCTAAGTGTTTCCATAGGAAAGTGAGATACTTTTAATATTTTAGTCTTAGCCTTGTTGTAAGTTAATTGCATAGCTCCTTGACCTAATAACTTATAGTCATTAACAAGTCTTTTAACCTCTCTTGGTCT